CGTCTATTGCTAGGGGTTCTGCTTGTAACTTGTAAACGGGAAAGTCTATAACCTTGGAGTTATCAATCGTACTATAGGTATAATTTTTCGAACTTTCCAAAAGAATAGTCATCGCCTACCTCAAAATCGGTACCAATCGGACAAGCTGGAATGGTTAGACCACGATCAGCTTGAACAAATTGCTTGAGAGCGGTATTGTACTGCTCTACTTGATCCTCTTTTACTTCTGCCAAGATCGAGTCATGTACTAGGGCAAATATCTTTGCATCTAGTTTTTCACGCTCGATATAGTTTTGCATATCAATAGCACCTAGCAGATTAATGTCTGAGGAAGGAGACTGAATCAAAAAATTAATACCAGAACGAACTTCATGTGCGACAACTCCTTGATTATCGCTAGTAATGTTGCGAAGGCGGCGCTTACGACCAAAATGACTATACACAAAGCCATTATTGAGAATAAGCTCTTCAGACTTCTTAAGCCAAGACTTCAAGCTACGGAAAGTTCCAAAGTATTCATCAATAACACGTTGGGCTTCCGACTTAGAAAAGTAACTCCCGGAATCTTTAGTAACCTGGGCGGAAATCTTGTTTGCGCCTGCACCATACAAGATTCCAAAAGTTACAGCCTTAGCGGCCTGTCTGCGATCTCCATAGTATTCTGCAACGTCTTCGATCGCACACGGAAGATTGAAGACTTTCTTAGCAATAGAGCTGTGAAAGTTACCGCCTTCCTGAAACACTGCCATAAGTTCTTTATCCTTAGATAGGATCGCTGCAATATAAACTTCGGCAGTGGTAAGGTCCATAGAAACAATCTTGTAACCATCTCGTGCTTTGATACAACCCTTAACAGCAGGATTATCTCTAGGCAACTGTTGCATATTTAGTTTACCACTAGAGGAGAGTCTACCCGACGTGGTACCATGCAGGTTAAAGTTTGTTCTAAGGCGTCCATCCCGATTAAGCTGTGGTATAATCTTGTCAAGGTAAGTATTCTTAATTTTAGAATCTTTACGAATGTTCAAGATCAGCTTAGGGATTTCGTGTTGTTCTGCTAGAACTTCCAGCACTTCGGCATTGGTTGAATCAGCACCAGTACCTGTCTTGATACCTGTAGGCTGCAAGCCCACATAATCAAACAGCAGCTTACGAAGCTGTTGTACTGACCCAGGATTGAAAGGCTGTGCTTGATCGAGTTCAAACTCTTCTACCTTATCAAAACTCCGAAGTTGTTGCGAGTTAGCCTCAAGCTGGCTTTCCATAGTGCTTTGAGCAATACGCAAACGCTCCTCATCAAAAGGAACACCATTGTCTTGTATCTTGCCTAGGAATCGCATACCTGGAATAAGAATCTTGTCATAGAGGTCTTTTAACCTAGGATTCTTATCTACTGCACGTCGAAACTTATTATAAAGGATAAATGTCACACAAGCGTCGATAGCAGCATATTCTACCATTACTTCAAATGGGATAAACTCCCAACTAAACTCGCTCTTGAGAAGACCATGACTTTTAGTATAGTCATCAATAAACTTGTAAAGGTCTTCTTCATAGTCACCATACTCGGTATACTGTAGAGCAAGTTGTTTTAGCCCGTGAGTACCTGGCCGTTCATCGAGGGCATAATGCAGAAGCATTGTATCTTCTACAACAGGAAACTCAAAGCCAAAATGATATTCAAAGAAAGCGAGGTCAAACTTAGCATTATGAAAGACAACGGCCTTTTCTCTAAAAAGTCGCTGTAGACTGGCTGCAACGTCGTCATCAATAACCTCAGTGCTAATGTAAGCCCCAGTATCGGGATAGCCACAAAGACTAATCCCAAGCATATAACCATCACGAGGATAAAGCGCCGTAGTTTCACTGTCCAAGGCACAGAAACTGTACTCTGATTGTCTAACGTATTCGATATACTCCAGTGCCTCTTGCTTATTGTCAATCCCCTTGAAGTTGGACTTGTCATATGATTTGCGTACTCTCTTCCCCGTAACATAATCATTGATTGCTGATACAGAGTTTTCCCAAAGCTTTTTAGCTTCAGGTTTAAATGCAAGCATTGCTGGATTAATTGTTGGTATAAACTTTTCATCTACAATTTTACCTGCATATTCTGTCACAGAGGACTTACCAGTAAAAAACTTGAAAGGCTCCGACCCGACAAGAATAACCCAATCATACTCATCTGCAACTTCTTTTTGCAGCTCAACATCTTTCTTAAGAACTTTCTTAAGTTGTGCGTTGCTGGTAAGTGTCTTACGGTCATAATCAAAGTTCAGGCTGTTATAAGTATTTTTGGATGGTTTTGTTTCTACTAGAAGTACTCTGGACATTTTATGTTAATTACTTTCTCTATCTGTTTTCTACTTAGCGATCCTGGGTCTCTATCTCTAAAGAAGATATTTTCGACCTGAAAGCCAAGACTTTTTGCAAGGTCTGCTACTTTTCTAGCCCCTTCTTGACCAGCATCGTCGCCATCAAAGAAGAGGTAAAGTTTAGTACAGCCAAGAAGGCTAAGTAGCTTAAGTCGTTCGTCATTTACAGTGCTTGTGCCGAACGTGCACATAGTGTTGGTAATTCCTTTGTCATGCATATTTAACATATCAAAGATGCCCTCGACTAGAATGATACTACCACCTTTTGGCTTCGCTGTCAAGGGAAATAATGGCAAGCTCACTTGTTTTGGATAGATCAAGTATTTAGGTTTTATTTGGTCATCCAAAGATCGTGCATTGAAGGCCGTGATCTTGCCAGTAATGTCATAGATAGGAAATACGATTCTATCTTTAAAATCAGCACTATGTGTAAAGGCTTTAAAATGCTTGTAGGTGTCTGCGCTGATGCCACGATAATCTTTTTCAAAGTATTGAAGATTTTCGGGCAGCCTCAGTCCAACATTTTCTAGTTTTATGGACTGTAGCTTTTTAGCCAGCGTTTCTCTACGCACTTGCAGCTTGGATACAATTACATTGAATCTGCTAAAAAGATTGCCTTTAAAGCCGCAAGAGAAACAGTGATATATACCAGTAGCCTTATCAATCCGCATAGAAGGACTTCTATCATCGTGGTCAGGATTGAGGCAAGAAACTACTACGTCTCTTCCACTCATCCGGTATGGTATCTTCTGTTTCTCAAGCAGCTCTTCTACTGTCATTTCTTACGCCCTAGTGCTGTGATATCGTCTGACTCTCCAATGTACATATATGCACCTTTGTTGCACACTGGAGCCATCTGGGTTGCTTTCTGCTTGATCTTCTCTTGGATAGCAAGGCTTTCCTTGTGAAGATTACGCATAACAGACTTATCTGGTGTCTGACCATTGCCAAAGCCATTAGAGCAGGCTGGCAAGACTGGATCACGATAGTCTGAAAAGTCAGGCAGGTTAGCCCACGACCCACGAATCTTTTTGCGACGAACGTACTTTCTCTTCTTCATAGTGCTCTCCTTATTTTCTCCATATTAGCATAGGGCAAAGAACAAGTCAAGAACTAATCCCAAGGACTGTCATCAGCATCTTCCATCTCGCCTTCGGTAGGAACGACGGCAGATTCAGGACCAATTCGAAGAGTTTCCCAATCCATGTGAGAAGTAAAGTCTGTCTCAGGATAGGCTCGCATCTTGGTGCAGTTAAAGCTGATACAAGCATCTTCTTTTTGGTGTGGGTCTAGTGTAAAGGCCGCATCAGCAGAGTCTAGAATACCTTTTGAGAATCTAGCTTCTCCGCTGTTGTCAATCTGATAAGGCGAGAGTACTGGCACTTTGTATTTTTGTGCCATAGTTTTTAGAAACTTAGCAATCTCAATTTGTTGATCCCACTCATACTGGCCTTTCTTACCGGGAAACTTAGTAAGTTTTATCTGATTAATATAATCTACAATGATAATCTTAGGCTGTATTAGTGATACTTTTCTTTCTAGCTCAGAACGTATCCTGGAAATAGTAAGTTCTGGATCATACACAATATCAAATCGTTGGTCTTTTAGGGGTAAGGTAACTAGCTTTTTATGAAGCTCATCAAAAGACATAGAAAGCGAATACTCTTCGCTATACATCTCTAGGCCACCTTCATATCTGTTGGCCCACCATTTTGCAAGGCGTTGAATTTCATCGGAGGAGAGAGTTCTGTTCTTCAGCCTGTAGTGTGAAACTCCAGCACCGATAGATGCAATTCTCTGTAGCACTTCTCGCTGTGTCATCTCGATAGTAAAGTATATCGAAGACGCCCCATTATTATAGGTATTGGCAGCAAGGTTACTACATACAAGAGATTTACCAGAACCTCTCTTACCTCCGACTAGGATCAGGTCTTCTTGACTAAAGCTGATGTTTTCATCGTATGCTGTATTTAGTCCAAGAGCCAGTCTGCCTTCAATCAATTCTTCGGCTTCAAAGAGTTCGATTGTCTGCATACTTTCCTGATCCGTGTCCATCTCGATTTTGTTTTCAAGATCGACAATCATAGCCTGCAAATGTTCAACAGTGTCAGTTACTTTATCAAACGCAGTAGAATTGTTAAGTAACTTTTCGATATTTGTAAAGGTAACTTCCTGAGCATAGTCTGACTTCAGAAACTCTAGAAGTATTTCTGCATCAGCATCGACTTCAACTTGCTCTACGACAGCAATCTTTTGTTGTAGTCTTTTACCTTTAGCATCGAATTTTAGTTCTTCAAAGGTGGGTACTTTGTTGAACCTGTCTAGGAATGAAGATACTTTATCGTAGATTTCTCCATACTCAGACGGCAAGTAATTCTTTCGCAAAGAAGTCCAAGCGGCAAGGTCTTGCTGGCTTATAATTTGTTTTAATAATGCACTTGCAAGGTCCACTGATATCTCCACCAAAAAGCGGGGTGTAGGCTAGTACACCCCGCCTTTCCGACTTCTAAAAACGAAAGTTACTGAGCTGCTGCACGAGCCGCTTTTTCGCGACGGGCAGCACCATCATAGTCCTGAGCAATCAGGCCACGACGGGTAAGCATGGTTTTAACACCACGCGGAGAACGATCGATTTCGTTTGCGATCTCTTCTACAGTCATAGAACCTACGTCCAGACCTTGGAAGGCGTCGACAGCTTTTGCAACCTTGTTGGAAGCAGGGATAGCGTCGATGTGGCCGCTACGCAGCAGGGACAGAGCCTTACCACGAACAGAAGCAACAGTGTAACCTAGAGCTTCTGCGATATCTTCGATCATGGCACCACCGTTAGCCATTTCGACGAAAGTAGCCTGGGCTTCTTCGCTATAGGTACGCTGGTACTCTTTCTTCTCGGCTGGCTTGACCAGATGGGTCAGTTCCATCGAGAGGATTTTGCCCTGAAGCTGCTTTGCAGAGAACTGTCCGTCTTCAAAGACATCAGCAATCTCGGTAAAGGTGTAGTCACCTTCGTTGGCTTCAAGGAAAGCACGGAGGGCATCTTCCTGATACTCCGTGAAAGACTTGGTGTTTGCTGTTGCAGTCTTTTCGACTTCAAAGCCGAGCTTACGCAGCTTTGCTGCTACTGAACGCGGGGTCGTTCCCAGTTGGTCAGCAGCACCAGCAACAGTTTGAAGGGATACAGGCTCTTCCGATCCTACATAGTTTTGCAGTTCTTCGGTACGTGCCTCATCCCACTTAGGTAGTTTACTCATTCTAACTCCATTATATTGTTGATAATTATTGTGCCATTTGCACGGGCTTTTTTAGTTTTTTCGCTTTCAAGGCCGGACTCATTTACAAGAATGTTTGTATTTTTAGTCACACTAGAGACAAGTTTATAGCCAAGCGCACTAAGATGCTTGCCTGCCTCTGCTTTGGTCTTGAAAGACTTCAGTTTACCTGTAATACAAACAGTTTTGCCGCTAACTGGCTTTTCTGCTTTGAAGGTAAAGGGTAGTGTTGCCCACTCTTTTGTTTCAAACCAAGCCATAAAATTAGCTGCTGATTTTGGCCCAAATGTTTCGTAAACTAAGGTTTCATTTATTTCATATATGTCCGAAACTTTGGCACAAAGTTTATCAGCAGCCGTCTTCCCTACTAGGGGAATACCAACGGCAGCTATAACAGTATTGAGAGATGCCCCTTTGGACGCCTCAATATTGTTGTATAGCTTAGTGCCTAGGGCTTCTCCCAGAACCTTGATATAGTAATCTTTACTAGCTGTGTAAATATCCTGAATCTTGGTAAAGTTCAGCTTACTAATCGAGGCAGGTCCAAGCCCTAGTATTTTCATGGTTTTTGCAAAGTTTTCGATACTTTTATATCCTTGAGCCTTGCAACCACTATTACGACAGTATAAGATAGCGTTTTCCATCACCAAAGGTGAATCACATGAAGGGCACTGTGTAGGTGGTAAAATCTTC